CACCAGTACCGTCTTGATCGTGAGTAAAAGTTAAAGTTCTTAACTTACCCTTATCATTAACAGCATCAGCAGTTACAAGAGGAGTAGCTATTCTATTAGTGTACTCGGTACTATTTTGTGTTGTTACAGCCATTTTTATATACTCCTATTATTCTGTACAAGCAATTTCAACCATTTTCTCGTCTTCTACTCTCGTAGCTCCGATAGTCATAGATAAAAATACTTGTGTTGCATAGTTCTTATCAGCTCTTTCAGAAATCTTTGTAGATATATCTGAACCAACTGCAAGTCCTAATGCGGATTGATTGAATGCTAATACTTGTCTATTGCCATTTGCATCTGTTCCAAGTCTTTCTGTTCTTATAAACTTGAAGCCCATGAATGAATCAATTTGACCTTGTACTAACGCTTTTACTGAGTTGAAATCAGAAGAAGTAATACTTGTTATTGCTAACAAATCAGAAATCTGACTTGCTGCACATACAAGATATTTAGCTTCGTCTGGATTTGTTTCAGCTGCATCTAAAATTTCTTTAGCAGAAATTAATTTTGCTACTGATAACCCAGCTGAACCATGAACTACTTTTTGTGCTGATGCCAGAGGAACTGAAGTTCCGCCTGCAACTCCGCCAAGTGCATTGCCAGTAGCTGCCGCAATAATTGCGTCATCCATTGCTCTACCCATTGCGAATGCTCCAGCCTGTGCATATTCAGATTGAGGAGATATAAGCATTCTTACTTTATCTTCTTGATCTATTAAATCTGCCCAGTCGTAGTCGTTCATTGTCACTTTTCTTCTACTGTGCGGAGTATCTACTCTTGGAGTGTCAGAATGTCGTGACGTTCTTAATTGTGCTGCAGTTGACCCAATTCTTTCAAAAAAGTGTGATTTTCCAGTAACCGTTTCTGTTTTAACCGCACCTCTTAATCTAGAACCTTTTTGTTGTGCCAAATGAAACACATTACTTTTGTATTGTTCTACAAAAGCTGTTGTTATTTGTGTTGACATAATTGTCCTTTATTTTGAAGTTAAGAATAGGGGGAGTAATAAAAATATATTAATCCATATTCTATATTAGCGGTCTTTATCCTGTTACAGGGAAACCTTATTGTTTAACGAAACAATCATACCGAAAGTTTAAAGCCAATTATGGCTACTTCTTCGTTCTCCATAAATGGGCGAATTAGATTTGTTATTATAGCAAATTTTTATTTATTTGCCAAATCTTTTTTCATGTAATTGACGCATATGTTCAACTCTTTGCATATGGTCTTTATGCATATTATCATGGTATGGGTCTTTAGCATTACTAAAGATATTGTCTATTTCAGTTTGTGCATCTAACGGTGAAGTAGCTAAAGTATTATGTTGTGTGTTTTTAGCCATATCTTCTGTTACTTCTGCACCTAATCTAGCAAACATTTTTATTACAGCAGGATTATTACCAGCTTCAGTATTCATTAATTTTTTAATATCATCATCACCATATACATCTAATGCTCTTTGTGCGGCTCTAACATTTTTATCATATTCAAAACCCCATTCTTTTTTTAGATTATTTTCTGTTTCTTCTCTTTGTACAGCAACTTTACTTGGTTCAGTAGAAACTTGATTATCAATAGCTTTCATTTGATAATCCATAATTGCATTTACTTGTTCAGAATTTAAACCAATTTTATGTGCTACATTTTTAAATTGTTTTACATTCTCATCTTGAAAATACTCTTTATGAGTTTCTGGTATATTAATTTCATATTTTTCAGGAGTTTCTGGTCTGCCTAATTTTCCGTATAGTTCAGATTTTTCTTCATCAGTTTTAGGTATAGGTATTCTGCTACCTAATACTTTTTGTTGATGTACTACTGTTTTAGCAAGACTTTCTATATCTTTAAAATTTTGTAACGTAGCATCATTTTTAAGTTCATCTGGTAATGATGATTTCCAATCTCCGTCATCATTTGTTGATCCTAAAACTGTACTTTCACTTGGTACAGGAGTAGCTGTTGTTTCAATTGGTGTTTCTACTGCTTCAGTTGTATTCATTTGTTCATTTGACATTTTTATCCTTCATTAAGTTTATTACTCTGATTAAAACCGATCTTTGTCCTTCTCGGTGTGCTGTTTCATAAGGATCATTTTTAAATGAACTCCTATGATAATAAGCAGACGTTAAATCTGCTAATACTCTTTCACCTTCTTTAGATGAAAATGTAATTTGATAATCTTGTTTTAATTGTTTTAATTCGCTGTCTTGATCTGCCATATTATTCTGCCATACCCATATCATCAGACATATTATCCATAGCTGATTGTACATTAGGGTCTGCTAATTTTTTAGTAGCATCAGCTGATGTATTCATAGCTTGTGCTTCTTGTTGTGCTTGTTGAGCCATTGCAGCTTGTTGTTCTGCTTCTGCTTTTGCTGCTCTCATTTCTTCTACTTGATCTGAACTTCTTAAAACAGTTTTAGGAACTCCTAATAATCTTGCTCTCATTCTTATAGCTTCGTCATGGTCAATGTTATCCATAATTGAAGGATCAACTTGTCCAATGTTCATTGCTAATGCATATAATCTTTCAATAGCAACTGCTTCTTCCATTCTTTGAGAACGTGCTAAAGGCCCAACATATTCTATGTCTATTTTACTATCGCCAATTATTTCTGGTGCATCTTTAAAAGCACCTGCTCTAAACATAATTCCAAATACTCTTTCAATTAATGGATTTAAAAATTCTGTTTGAAAACGACCTAATGTTGGCCCAAGTAATCTTTGCATAAGTTCATATCTAACTTGAACTTCTGTTGCTGTCATTTGAGGGCCATCTTGTAATTGTAATTGATCTGAATAATATGCTTGTCTAATAGCAGTTCTTAATTGGCCTTCTTTCATATCTGTAATTTGCCAGTTAGCACCAATCTCTAATGGTTTAACTGCACCATCATGTCTAACAACTGTAATTCCAGCAGGTGTCATTCTTACTCTACCAATTACTCCATCATCTTGAACAAGTAATGGTGGATCAATTGCTTTTGCCCATGCTTTTAATCCTATTTCAACTGCTTTGTTTAAAGTTTTAATATCAGGTAATGCATTATAAGAAGGTGATCTACCAAAAATTTCACCAGTAGCTTTTGACCATCTTGGAACTAAATATGGAAATTCATTATAACCGCCAGATCGTACAATCATTTTATCTTCTTCACAAACGTGACATGAATGAAAAGGTAATTTAGTTGTTGATTTTCCTGTTGCTCTTTCGTAATCTTGTGTTGGTTCTACTGCATGAATAAAACTAAATTTTTTATCAGGTTTTTCTACAGCTGCTTGTAAAACTTTTTCACCTAAATTTTTTTCTCCAAATTCTTGTACAGCTTGTCTAGCTGTTAATTTATATTTTCTATAAAGAGTATCTACTTTGCCATTTATATTTTCTTGAATATAATATTCTGCAATATGTAAAGTATTAAAATGAATACCATCTTTTTCAAATCCGTTATTACCTTCTTCAACAAAAATAGCTGCTGTTCCGATAGAACATAAATCTAAATATAATTCATGTACTTCTGTGTTAAAATTTGTGTCGTTAAAATTATCATACATTCTACGACCAGTATCTTCTAACCAAACTTGAACATCTCTGTCTTTGTTTAAATTTTCATCTCTTAATTTTATATTAAACCATGCTAGTGATGGTGATGTAAGTGTGCCATGTAAACTTGCGGCTAATAAATTGTTTGCTGTAATTGCTGTACTATCAAATAAAATTTCAGTACGTTTTTCACCTTTTGATCTTATAGTAACAACGTCTGCTTTTCGTGGCATAACATAATCAAGAATTTCTTGCCAGTTTGCTTCCCACGTGCCTCTATCATTAGCTAAAGCATCTACACGTTTTTTAATATATTCGTATGTTGCCATAAGTTATTAATATTTTTTTCCGCCTAATAATGTTTGTGATGTTGTTGCTTCTTCTTCTACGCCTTGTCCACTTGTTAGAATTGTTCCAGATTGTCCTTTTTTATTTGTACTTAACATTCTACTTTTTTCAGCTGAAACTTTTGCTTCTGCTGCATCTGTTTTGTCATATACTGATTGATCTATTGCTGGTGGTGCTTGTATTGGTGCTTTGCCGCCCATAATTATTCTCCTAAATCCATTTACATTCTTTTCTTAACATACCGTAGATAGCTGCATCAACAAAATTATTGTCAATTTTCATAACTTGTCTTACAATACCTTCTTTTGTCCAGCCAGTTCCAGATAAAATACGTTCATTACGTTTATATCCGTTTCTGCAAACTGCTGTCATTCTTCCACAGCCTATTTGTTTAAATCCGTACTCAAAGACGTATCTTATATGTTTTCTAGAAAATAATCTAGGACTTTCTAAAGCTAAATGGACATAAATATTATTACCATCATAGTCAGTAAATAAAAACCCACCTAATATTTTATCATCTTCAATAAAACCAAGATAAGAATATTCATCTGCTATATCTGCGGTTATGTAACATTTTTTTTTAAGATACTCACCTATTGGTTTTCTCCACTTGTCGTTTGTAACGACTTCAATCATAACCTATGCTTTTATTTTTTTTTTATTACCAGCACCTAAAACAGTTTTAGATACGTTAGCATCATCTTCAACACCTTGTGATGTTGACATAATTGTACCTTTACTTCCATAACCAGAGCCTAAAGCTGCTTGTTTTTTTTTTGTATCTACTACTGCTTTTGCTGCTTCTTGTACTGGTGCTGCTTGTGCTATTTGTACTGGAGCAGACACTTTTGTTATTGCTTTAAAAACACTTCTTATAAACCCACCCATTTTTATCCTTTATTAGTTAAATACATTAAATTCACTATCCGATTGCTCTTGTAATCTTTCATATGTTTTTGTTCTAGCTTTTCTTAATGACATAACAGCATATCTCATTGCTGAAATAGCATCATCATTAGCTGGAACAATTTTACCATCTTTTCTATGATACATTCGCAGTTCTTCTAGTATCTTACCTTGATTTTTAAAAATTTTCAACCTTTGAGTTTTAAACCTAGTGTACATTTCTTGAATACCAGCTTCTACAGAGTTACCTCCTGTATTATCTTTTTGTCCATCTGATGGAGGATTAGTAAAATGTTCTCTAGTCATATTAACTCCTTCTTCTCTGTATTGTTGTGTAAGATTTTTACCAGACCCTTTATCAGCTTGTCTGCCATCCATAGGCCATACTACAGGAATCCATTTACCTCTCATTTTAATTGCAGAGGCATGAATAGGTACTGCTTCTTGTCTCATAGAATAATTATCATAAACATAAGCTATATCTGTATCTCTATCCCAAGTAACCCATACTGCTGCTGTTGGATGATCCCAACCAAAATCTAATCCACAAATTTTTGGCCAATGATTTGGAACTTCTATTGGATCACATAAAATTTCTTCTTCAGC